CACCTGGTGCAGATTCGGTCAAGACGTAAGTATCTTGGTCAACGTCACGAACACCTCCAAGAGAAACAAAATCTTGTCCGTTAAATCCTTCAAACTGTAACTGTGTAGAGTTGAATCTAATAGCACCTGTTACACGATCTAATGCATTAGGACGTTGGTTTGTAGTTCCTGATGGAATTACAAGAGATCCAGTAGTATCACATAGGATGTCAAATCCTCCGCCTGGTTTTAGTACAACACCAGAACCATCTATATCTGATACGGTAACTGATAAACCAGTTCCACTACCCGCTGCAGTGATTGTAATTGCATCTCCAACCTTGTAGTTTTGACCTTTATCAACTACAGCAACTGATGAGAATGTTCCAGAAGCAACTGTCACAGTCACAGTCAATCCAGTTCCACTTCCACCTGTGGTTGCAGTTGCTGTGTATGTTCCATCTGTATATCCAGATCCAGTTCCTGTAACTATTAAGGTAAGAACCTGACCAAATGATCTAGTTGCTGTTGAACTGTTATTTTGTATTACATTTTGTCTAATACGTAATTTACCCGCATCCAAATTGCCACTGAATAATGCAGTTCCTGTGGCAGTATCAACTGATACTACGTCGGATGTTCCATCAGTAATACTAAATGATTTGTTAGTTCCACCTTTGAATACAAAATCTCCACCACCTTTGGTCTCAAAATTTAGAGGAACGTCTAAGTTTTGTCCTGCAGATTTTATTGTATTTGTATTATCAAAATTTAATGTATTTGTTGAAGGTCCTATCGTTACTAAATTATTGGCAGGATCAACTTTAAAGAATGGTGTTATTGCATCAAGTGTACTGTCAATCTGAAGTAGATGACCATCAATACCTTTTAATGCATCTAATCTAAATTTCTCAGTTCCTGCAATTGTAATGCCAATCTTATCAGCATCTTGTCTAAAGAAACCAGTTGTTGCCGAGTTATCAAATGCGATTGTAGGTGCTGTAGCATCACCATCTGCAAACTTAGCAGTGGTTTGAACAAGAGTTGTAACTCCTGCAGTTGTGATGCCACCATTGAATGTTGCTAGTCCAGTAAATGTAGCTGTGCTTTGACCAGTAATTGCTCCTGTAAATGTTCCTGTAGTTCCTTGAATTCCTTTGGCAACAAGGTTACCATTTGGTGCAAAACTGTAGTTAGCAGAAGTAATTGCTCCATCAGGAGTAATAATTAATTGTGGATCGCCAGTTGCACCAAGAGTCATGGTACCCGCTTGACTTACCTCAAATTGTTTTACACTTGTTATTGAACCAATAGTTGCAGTAAGACCTGTTCCTTGTGCTACTGCTGCTCCACCAATAGGTCCTAAGATCAAAGTGTCTGCTGCTTCGTATGCAGTACCACCTGATGTTATGGTTATATCTGTACAGAAACCTACGTTAGAGACTGTATATTGGAATCCAGATCCACCGCCACCACCAACTGTAGCATCATCTACAGAAAGAACATCACCAATTTGATAAGGTCCTCCAGTTAGAGATATATTTGTTACACTTGTAATACCTGTAGTATTAGATGTCAAAGTATATTGGAATCCAGATCCACCGCCACCACCGAGGTCTACATCATCCGCTAGTAAAATATCGTTTAGTGCGTAGTTTTCTCCTTGAACTGTAATCGTTACACTTGTTACTGAACCCCCAGATACAACTATATCAGCAGTCATCTGGTCACCACCTTGTCCAACCGCACCAGCTGCAATTGTTATTGTTGAATCCTCAGACATTTCTATGCCATGAGTAACACACTGATAGAGAGTTGATGTTGAGTTGGAAGATGCTGAACCAAGAACTACCTCAAAGTATGATCCTGCATCGCCAGGTGTTCCATACTGTCTTGTTGTTATACCTACAACACTGTTAAATGCCAGAGGATGAGTAGCATTTGATGAATCACTTGTATCAAAACGATATGTATTGTTATCAAGTAATGTGAATGAAGGTGCCTCCTGTGCTCCTGATCCTAAATCTATAAAGTATCTGTTGATTCCAGTGCTCAATGCATCCAATACACCAGATGCACCACTGTTACTTACAATATTATCTATCTGAGAATCTTGGAATGTTCCACTTACGTTATTAACGTATAAGAATGATTGGTCTGTAGCAACATAGGTAACGGTTGCAGTTGCATTTGATGTGGAACCTGTAACTGTATTTCCAACCGCGTAAGTTCCAGTAACACTAGATAATGTTAATTTATCCCTTGCTGCAACAGTAACAACATAAGTTGCTGTAGGAGTGTTTCTAAGACTTAGAGAGTATGATCCATCTGCATATCCAGATCCTGCATTTGTTATAGTTCCTGCAAAACCTGGTACAGTAAAGTCTGCAGTTGCTACTACACTAGGGTTGGTTCCTCCAGTAAATTGAACGTTATTATATGTTCCTGCAAGATATCCAGATCCTGCACTTGTTACAGTTCCTACTAAGGATTGTATGCTTGCATCTAAAGTAGCACCAGTACCACCACCTCCTACAAAGGTTAAAGTTGGTGCCGATGTATATCCAATACCACCATCTGCAATAGTTACAGATGATATTCTACCTTCAATCTCATTGATAACTGGAGTGAACTGTGCATCTGCTGTAGCATCTCCTGTTGATGGTTCTAATGATGGTAAGTTTCTATATCCTAAACCTTGACCTGTTAGTGTAACTGTATCAACAGAAAATCCAATGGTTGATGTTGCAGTTGCTCCTGATCCTGTGGTGTCTCCTGTGCCAGGTGTAATTGTTACAGTTGGAGCAGATGCATATTCTCCTGATCCTGCAACTGCAACTGAATTAACAGCAAATGATAAATCAATAGCAACAGCAGCACCAGATCCAGTTCCTGCATCAGTAATTGTGACTGTGGGAGCAGATGTGTATCCTGTTCCTCGATCTGTTATAGCGTATCCGTCAATTATACCACCTGTGTGAGAAAGAGTTAATGTTGCTCTTCTTCCAATAAAGAACTGCTGAGTGGATCCTGCAGATGTTAGTGATATTGCATTTCCTAAATTTGCAGCTCCTTCTGATAATGCAAGTTTTACAAGGTTAGGATTAGTTTGCCTAATACAATAGTAACTTTGTCCATCTGTAAGTCCGCCAGGTGCTACAGCAGCTGCATCTAGAGTTGATGAATCTAAATCCATCTGATCACCAGTCTCAAACGGATGATTCTGTAAATATATCGTGTTGTTGGTTGTATCTACAACAGGTTGACTATCACCATTGTCATCTGTATATGTGCTATCTGCAGTGAATACTTGCTGACCAGGTAATTCAACTTCAGCAGTTATTGTTGTATAGTTACTTCCACCTGTCTGTACTGTTAGTTTTTCTACTACACCACCAGATGCTAGGACTGCGATTGCACTACCAGCTGACACTTGACCACCACCAGTTAAAGCAACATCAGGTGCTAGTGTATATCTTGATCCTCTGGTAAGAACAGTAAATTCTTTTAAGGTACCTGTGCTTGCAAGGGTACAAGTTGCAGTTGCTATTTGGAAAGGATTAGTTGTTGCAGATACTGGTTGAACACCACCAGTGTATCCAGTTCCAGCTCCAGTTAAATTAATGGTTGCTAAACTGTTTTTAAATACAACAAATGATCTTGTAGAGAAGTTAGCAGCTTCTGATGAACCAAAAACTGTACTGTCTTGGAATCCACCAATTTTTAGAGCACCTTGTATTGTACTACCAAATGATATTGATTTATTAACGTCAAAATAAATTGCTTCTTTAACGATTGTCTCAGCATTAACAACAAAGTCTTCTTGTCCAGAAGGGTCAACGATTACCTGACCTGTTGTAGAGGTCATGCTGTTACCCGCAAATCTTAGATTACCTGTTTCAATGTATGCAGGGAATATATTTGTAGTACCAGTTGAGTCACTTAATGTAATGTTTGCAGCTGACTGAGCTGTTGATGTAGCAGCAAAAGATACGTTACCAGTTTCTTGGTCTACAGAAAATGCATCACCAACACGGAAATCACCATCTTGGTCTGTAGAAGAAAATAAAACTTTACCTCCATTTAATTCTTCTACCTCATTATTCTGTACAGCAAGAGATGGGTCATTAGTATAGTCTGCACCAGATCCAACATAACCAAAGTTATGTGCAGTCAATATTAGTTTTACACCAGAACCATCTGCTTGTGCTCCTTTCTGTCCATACACACATGCAGATGCCACAGAACGTAGTTCAGCACCAAACTGAGAATAGTCAGCAGTGATAACAGATGTAGCAGAATCTCCACCGCTAGATCTAATATCAGATGTACCACCAGAGACGTCTGTAAAGGTCGTAGAAGCGTCTGTACCGTTTGCATGGAGCAATAGTACTGTATTGATGTCTGAACCATATTCACTTGTTGTTGGAGTAAATCCAGAAGTAAAACGAGCAGAACCTTTACTAACTCTTACCTCATCAACATGTCCGTTAAATGCTTCTGTAGGACTTGCTTGATAATCAGAACCTATGATAAGAGGTTTTGTTGATCCATAGTCATTAGCATCTGTATATGTTCCTATCTGAGTTCCATCTAAAAATAATCTTGTAGTTCCTCCATTTCTAGCAATAGCAACATGATACCAAGTGTTAGTTGCCAAAGTCCCACCATTAATGTGTGATGTATTTCCTACTGCAAAATGTAATGCAGTTCCATTAAGATATACTGTAGGTGCTGTGTCTGTAGCAGAATTATCTCTAAGATCAAATATTCTTTGTATGCCTGATACACTGCCAGGTCTAATAAATCCTTCTACACAGAAGTTTGATGTACCAAATCCAAAGTCATCATCTGTAGGAACTTTTACATTATCCTCAGTTCCGTCTAATAATATAGATGCTGTTCCAAATTTCTTTTGTGCTGTATCTAACTGCGAGTCACCAAATCTACTCAATACTTTAGCTGGTTTATTTACAGTTGTAAATGCTCCAGTTCCCTTACCAGTAATATAAACGTATGTACCATCATTGCTTGCGACTACACCACGTGCAACTGCCTTTTTGTAAGTAACATTGCTAGTTGTTATAGTTCCTGATGAAGTATTTGTATAGGTTACTGTGTCGTTGTCTACCTTAGTAACTTGGAAGAATCCGTCATTAGCACCACCAGTGATATGATCTGCGTAGATATAATCTCCTGTTACCAATCCATGTGCAGTTCTTGTTAGAGTTATTGTAGTCCCTGATCTAGTGTATGTGCCTGACTGGAAACTGTTTTCTAATTGATATGCAACTTCTGATGTAGAGAATGTTCCACTAACACCACCAAATTTCAATCTGGTTTGTCCTGTACCAGCTTTACCAGTAGAACCTTGAACACCTTGAATACCAACAGATGCAAAATAGTTGAAGCAATTCAACCACTCTACACGCATACCATTGGTAACTTTTAAACCAACCTGATTAGGTGTAATAAATGTACATTCGTTAAACAGAACAGAACCATGTCTTGATGCACTCGCAATGTTTGCACCATCTAACTTAGCACCACGTCCTGCATCTCCTTGTGCGTATCCATATGGGTCTGAACCAGATACTACACTACCTTTTGTTGTAACTGTACATCTTTCAACATATGGACTTGTAGTAGAGTCCATATTTGATACTACAACAAATGCATATCCTTCGTCAGCACTACTGTTGTAGAAAAAATCTTTAATTGTTAGGTCGGAAACGTGACAGTCTCCAGATAATATAAGTGCGTTATTGTCGTTTGTGACAGATGTTGGTTTTAGTGATGTTGATCTTAGGTTAGTTCCACGTAATGTAACACCATCAGGAACAGTCAACGGAAATGCTTCTTGATATTCGCCAGGTGCAACTACAATCGTATCTCCTGATGTAGCAGTTGCAAGTGCCTTTGTAATAGTAAGAAAGGGTGTGTCTGGATGCTTACCACCAGCTCCACCATTGGCAAGAGTTGTATTATCTGAACCGACTGTAGCAACATAAAAAGTATTCCCCTGACCATTCGTTATGTCAGTGGAAAGCATGGTAGTAACCACCTCACCTGTATTAGGTTTCTGGTTTGCTACCTCTATTATATTTGATCCATTTCTAGCGTATAGTTTTTTATCCGCTATATTAAGAGCGACCTCACCGTCTTCTAAATTAGAAGTCGTCGGGACTACTGTTGCTGTCGTCGATCTCTTTAGTTTGATTCTCGTTGCCATCTAAGTCATTCTCAGATTGTTGTTCAGTGCTCATACTATTTAACTGACTTTGTAAGTCGGAGATTTGTGCCTCCATCATTACATTTATCAGTGTCAATTCAGAAATTTTCTTTTGTAATGTAGAAATAACAATTTGTGCGTTCATGTTTTAAAAAGTTCCACCGTCGATTGTGTTTGTCCATACAGGTACACCTGTAGATGTTACTGTAAGAACTTGATATGAAGTTGTTGCATCAGATCCTGTACCAGGTGCTCCCATGTTAGCAGCTGCAGTAACTGACATTGGACTTGTTCCGTTACCGAAAACAATACCATTTGTAGTGAATGTTGATACGCCAGTACCACCAAACTCTACTTGAAGATCGGTGTCTAGTTCTAGATCACCAATTACAACTGTACCACGGTTTCCTGTAACACCGAATACCGTGTTGGTGTCAGTAGCATTCTCAATGAATGTCCATGCACCATTTCCATCGGCACCACCTGTGCGGTCATAACCGAAGAAGCCAAAGATGTTAGTTCCACCAGAATTATAGTGAATTTTAACACCACGATCTAATTGATCGTCAGCACCGCTTACTGTTGTTACAACAGAACCAGATGCCATTGTTTGTGACAAGTTAGCACTTAAAGTAACTGCCTTAGTTCCAGTATTAATAGCATTAATAACTGTGTTACTAGGAATACCAGCTACTGAAGATGAAACTGCGTCACCAACTTGTAGTTGATCTACAGCATCTACAACAATAACTGCCTGACCACCAGCTGCTTCTGCAGTCAGTGTAACAGGAGTTGTAGGATCTCCTAATTCAATTGTAGGATCATTAACTGACATTGAAGCAGAGTTCACTGTAGTTGTAGTTCCATCAATTTGTAAGTCACCTTTGATAACAACAAGACCACCCGCATCCGTTGTAGGGTCAGGGTCAATTATTAATTCTTGTACAGAGTTGATAGTAGATAATGTATTACCATCTAACTTAAGGTTATCAATTTGAATGTCACCAGTCTGAGCTGTGCTACCAGAAATAGTTGTAGTTCCATTGAATGTTACACCATTCTGGAAAGTGGTTGTGGAATTGACTGTAAGGGAATCTCCAGCTGCAGTACCAATGGTAGCATTGTCATCTACGTATAAATCCTTGATCCATGCAGTTGCTGCTACACCAATACCACCCGCAAATGTAACACTCGCTGTAGCAACGTTAGAAGCATCTGTAGTGTCTGCAAAATTAACCTGTACACCAGTTCCATAGTTCCAGTCTGCACCTTCTACTTGGATCTTGTCAGAAGTTGTCTCGTCATATCTGATAGAAGCATCCTTTGCGTTACCAAAGTTTAGTTTCATATCATCAGCGATACGCAAGTCGGGGGTTCCTGTTACTCGCTTGATGTCTAAAACTGCATCTGAGTCATTATATGAGAGTTCTACATCTCCTGTAGTACCAAACTCTAGTTCCTGACCATCTTCAATTACTAACTTACCTGTGCCATTTGCACGGAAAACAAGGTCAGCATCAGTAGTAGAGGTTGTAATGACGTTTGCATTGAGGGTAATGTCATCAACGTTCCACTGATCAATCTTTGAATTACTATCGACTAGTACAGATGAACTAGCAGTAAGAGTTCCATGAACATGATCCAACATGTCCATAAAGTATCTACCACCTACAATCTGTGCAGCACCATTGTTATCTCCAACAAATAGTCTGTCTCCTGCGTTTGCTTGAGTACCGTTTGCTCCTGTCGTAATGGCGAGTTCACCAAACGTAATAGTGCCAGGTGCGGTTGAACCAGTACTCCTTTTAATTAGAATATTGGATGCCATTAGAAGCTACC